CCTTTAAACTTTTGTGAGTAAAGTACACCAGCTTTAGATAGAGAAACATTTTCTTCTTTTAAGAACTTTTTAAGCTTAGCAGTAGTTACTTTAAACATACCACCAGATTCGAGTTTAATCTCTACTTCTTTATCTGTCTCGGGGTCTCCAGTTACTATTTTACCTAACTTAGTTTCAGACCCAATATTAAGAGTAATAATAGTATTAGGGTACAGAGAATTGACGTCAAAGCTAACGATAGCTTCTTTAAGGCCTCTTTCAGGTTCCCGGACATAGCCGCCTTCCAAGGATTCTCTAGTTGTTTCGTTTTTAAAAGTTGGAATGATATATCCTTGTTTTTCAGCCTGTAAGGTCATTGCACCTGTCACAATTGAAACTTTACCTAAAGCTCTTTCAAAGTTGGTACAGCCCTTATAAGACAGCAAACGGATAATCTTTAAGTAATTAAGTTTTTCTTCAAGCTTGCGCAGAAGGTCAACGTCTTGAATATTGTAGTCTACAAACTGTTCCCAGTTTTGATCAGCTAAGCCTGATAATGAAGTTGCGTTATAAGCTAGTTTACCTTCTCCGAGTTCGTATTCACAAATGTAGTTTAAAGAAAACGACTCTCTATCCCCTTTTGAATATGTTTTGTAAATTTCCATGTAGTCCAAACAGCTAATACCAGAAATATACCATCTACCCATCTCTTTACCGAACTTAGCAAAGTTTTCTCTGTATTGAACTTGACCGACTGGTGAAAGCTGTTTAATAAAATCTTCACCAAGCAAGTTCTTAGCTCGGTTAATAATATAAGGAATATCGAACTGTTCAGTATTCCAGCCTGTTAAAATATCGGGTGGGTCTTTTTTCCAAAAGTTAACAAACCTTTCAAATAACTCTCCTTCTGTCTTACAACAATAGTACGTAACGTTTTTAAGTTTAGGTTTATAATCTTCTCTAAGCCCCCAGGTATAAATTTTATCTTCTAATGTATCTAAGATAGTAATAAGATTAACCGGGTCTTTAGCAAATTTCGGAATAGGAAACGCTCCTGGGGAGTAAGTTTCAATATCAATAAAGTAAACTTTAAGAGGAAACTGACTAAATTCAGGTTTGTGAATATCTGTTTTAAAACGTTCAACAAGGAATTGTTGATCTACAGGTAGATTACCAAATAATCTCGGATTTTTAGTTTCTTGAACAAATTTATTACGCTCAAAAGAGTTTTTGAAGTAATGTCTTTTGAGAGGGGTTTTAAAGATAGAAGTAGCGTCTTTAGCATCTTTATGTTCAGTAAAAAGAAATGGTGTGAACGGAACTTCAGTATCTATTCTAGCTCCGTCTTCGGTCCAGGTTCTAAGATATACAGTTCCTTCTCGTGGGTTATATGATGCGTTCCTATACACTAATACCTATTGTATTATGATTTGGGATTTGTCTCAAGCAAATACTTTCGTTCTGGTGAACCAAATGGTGTGAAATAAGCCTCATAATGTTTCATGAGATTCTTTTCATCTTCAAGCCAGAAATTATCAGCATATGATCTCGCCTTCTTACAATAATCGGCGTAAGTATGCTGATTTTTTGTAGCGGCTTTAATACAGTCAATAAACTCATTTGCATTAGAATATTTGAGCTTAGCGTCTTTATATGTAACCATGTCTGGGCAAATGCATGGAATACCTAAAGCAGCTGCTTCAAGTAATTTAATATTAGATTTTGCTCTGTTAAAATTATTGTCTTGAAGAGCTGCAAAAGTAACCTGTGTACCTGACTCAGCTATAGCATTTGGATAATCAGGAAGAGGTGTCCATTCACGGAATTCGATTTCACCGCGATCGATAAAAGGTTTTAATGGTAACGGGTAACACCCATAAAATCTCCATTTAAAATCTTTTCGTGTTTTTATAATAGCTGGAACCACCGTTTCAAAGTCATCTTTTTGATTAGCTCTGTTAGTAACGTCTACGTGGGTACCTGATGCAAAAATTGAAACGATTGGTTTCTTTTTATTTTTTTCGAAGTTTTTAACTAACTTGTCAAGGTTGTAATACCTATCAAACCACCATTTTGAAAGATAGTTCGGTATTACTGTTGACTTCTTAACACCCATTTTTTCATCAAAATAATCTTTCATAAAGTCACAGGTTACTGTAACTTCATCACACATATCTAAAATCTCTAAAATGGAATTTCTAATTTCATCTTGAACAAAAGCATCCTTATTTCTATTGAAATCAGGGATATCTTCTCTAAAAACAATATCGTCAATTTCGTAAATAATTTTAAAACCGACTTGCTTAGACATTTCTTTTAAGAATTTAACGAAATCTCTTTGTATAGGGGTAGCTTGTCGTTGAATTTTAACAGCTTTAACTCCTGCATAGAATCGCGGGTCTAACACCATTGTTGTTAATTCTAAAAGAACGGCTTTTTGATATAAATTAAGCATCAAATTTGGCGCCATACAACGATAAAATGAACATCCACCGTAATCGGCTAAATAACTAATAGCGCGCGGAAGACCTTGACCGGGTATTTCAGGAGGCGGTAAACCTGGGCCTTGACGAACTGGTAATATTTGTGTTGTTGAAGGTATAAAAGGCGGTAACCCTATCGGTGCACCTAAAAGGTGAGGTATACCTGATTGTTGAACTATATAGTTAGACATAAATCTATGATAATAAGTATGTAAAATTGTTGCGCTTTTCCAGAAATACTGTGTTATCTATTTTCTCTGTAATTGTAGTTCCGCGATGTGTGATAATATAGCAGTTTTCTTTATGCTTTATAGCGCGTTCACGAAGAATATCTAAAACAAGCTCAACTCCTTTATCATCCAGAGAAGAATCTAAAAGCTCGTCATAAAAGATAGTCGAGAAATGTACATCCCCTTGCATTCTACGAATATCTAAGAAAGAGAACAAACATGCTAAATCAATTCTCTTACGCTCACCACCTGAGAAGTTAAAGTAGGATTTATGTTCGCCTTTTTCATCTGTGATTTGCTCGTCAAAGAACTCATCAAATTGACACAAGCAGTTAGCATGAAGTTTATCTAAGTAGTAAGCCATTCTTCCGTTAAGAACGGCTAAGATTTTCTTAACAATATACGATTTAACACCTTCTTCAGATACTACAAACTTAACACATTCAAGAACGTTACAATCGTGATCTAGTTTTTCAAGGTCAGCTTTTCCGGTTTTAAGTTTTTCTTCTAACTCTTTAACAACATTCTCTAATGCTTCATTAGTTTGTTTTTTAACCTCATCAATCTCTTTTAAGAGTTCTTGAATTGAATCATTAATAAGACCTATTTTAGTTTCAGTATTTTTATTGTTGTTTAAAACATCTCTAACAACATTTTTCTTATCTTGTAAATCTTTAACTTCTTTTTCTTTTTTAGTTTGATCTGTATTAACCTTGTCAAGTGCTTTTTGAGCTGTAGCAAGTTCTTTATTAAGATCTTTTAATTTACTATTAAGTTCTTTCTTATTAGCCTCTTTATGTTTGAGATCATCATCAGAGTATGCCCGCTTACAAGTCGTACAAATAGCTCCGACCTTCTCAATCTCTTTTAATTGATCTTCAATATGACTAATCTTACTCTTAACGTCTGCTAAAACCTGATAAGCAATTTTGTATTGTTTTTGCAGTTCTTGTAGTTCTTCATTACACTGCTGGATTTTAATATCAAGCTTTTCTAATACATCATTAGGAAGCTCTTTAATATCTTTTTTAAGCTCTTCAATCCTAGCTTTACTTTCATCAATACGTTTAGTAAGAGTTTCGATTTTTTGTCTTTTAGTCTCTTCAAAAGCATCAAGCTGTTCTTTATTAAATTTGTAACCCTTTTCAATACCTTCTACTTTTGCATAGAGTACTTCATAATCTTTTTTAAGGGTGTTATGTTCTTCTCTAGCTTTTGAAAGCATTTCAGAAAAGATTTCAAGACTGAGAATACTTTCAATGAACTTACGCTTATCAATCTTAGACTGTGCCATAAAAGGTACAGTATTATTGATTGTCATAATAACGGAGTTTTGAAATATCTTGCCGTTTGACATAACGAGTTTTTGAATGTACTCATTTGTCTTGGCCATAGTAGAACGGGTTACATCTTCTCCGTTCTTTGTCATATAACACTTTGTAGGATTAATGGTTCTTGTGATACGGTACCGGGACAAACCATTTCCGTTTTCAATATCAATATCAAGAACTACTTCACATTTTTTCTTTGTAAAAGAGTTAACTATGAGATCTTTAGAAAGTTCTCTAATTGTTGTTCCAAACAAAGCAAAGTATAAAGCATCAGCAATTGTAGATTTTCCTACCCCGTTCTTAGAGTCTTCTTTATCGTAATTGACTCCAGTAATAACATTAACACCAGTCTGAAAATTAATAGTAACTGGTGTTTCCCCGACTGAGAGAAAGTTCTTGATCGTAAGAGATTTAAAATTTACTAAACGCACTTTCTATAGTATAGCTGCAAATATTTGAAAAGAAACTGTTTTAATAAATTTCTTGATATAGATCTAACATAGTGTTAGCTACTTGATGAAATGTAATTGCTTTTTTAATCTGTTCCGTATTGAGGTTATATGATTGCGGGCTTCTATCGTAAAACTCTTCTATATGTACTAGCTCGATATCACTATCTTTCATTATTTGGCCGAATAGAACATCAGAATATGTGGAACCTCGTAAATATAATGCACTGTCGGGTATAGCAGAAATTAACTTATTACTAATAAGGGTACCGCCACCCCCTTGAAAATAAACTATGCCCCAACCACCAACAATGCGTCCGTAGGCTTTATTTTTATCAGCATTATTTAAAAAATCAAAAAGATTAATTGAATTTACAAATGTATCATCATCTATAAAAAAATACCAATCCCATACATTATTTTGCTTTACTTGTATTAACCGATTAAGAAGTTTTTGTTCGTTACCGATTGATGTTGCAATATCAGTACATTTTATAATATCAGGAGGGAATTCAAAATCTGCATAAAAAAATATATCTGAAAAGTATCTACCCCAAGAGTTTTTAATAGTGTCAATACGGTCTTTGCAGGCCAGAGACGATAAAACGTTGATCTGTATTAACCCGCTCATTCTTTTTTATAACTATTAACTTATACGTTCTAATATTGTTAGGCCGTTATTATTTGTGTAGGTACAAATTTCTTTCCATTCAGGATGTTCTTGTAAAAATTCTTTAATAGCTGGAACAAGGCCTTGTTTTTCATCCGGTGTATTATGTTCATTTCTCGTACCATAACTAATTGTATCGTGAAAGATAAGATATTTTTTAACTTTAGAGTGATGTAACTTTAGTTCTTCTGATAGTTGACTGTAGGTATGTAAAGTGTCAATAAACAAAAGATCAACAGGTTCGAGTTCATAACTTAAGGTATTAGCATGGTCAAATCTCATTTCAATATTTTCATTTTTACACATTTCTGTAAATTCCCTAACAAAAACATTAGTTTGCATATCAACACAAATAAGTTTTTTTGGTTTAGCATGCGCAAAAGCAAATGAGCTACATACATCTCTTACTCCAAACTCAGCTACAGTCTCACATTTTTTTGCATATTCGTATAAAGCTGGTAAATGTTCGTTAATATCTGAAATAGTATTACATTTTTCAATGTATTTTTGTTCAATAGTGCTCATATTTTTTTAATCTTGTAAATCCATATATTTTCGTTAGTGTGTTGAAAATTATTCCCTAAAATATCAGATACCGCTTTCTGTACCGGTTGATGATGAAAATCATGCCCTGCTAAAATACCACCTGGTTTAACTTTTGGTAACCAAGCTTTGATATCTAAACATACATTCTCGTAATCATGAGCCGCATCAATAAAAACTAAATTTAAAGATTCATTTTGATAAAGCGGGGCAGCTTCTATAGAAGGTTTGCGTATTGGGTTTACTATACCGCTAAGAGGTGCAATATTACTAAGAAAATGATTATAAAGATCATCTTTACTTTCAAGTAACGGCTCATAGCAAGAAGAATTTTTATCAATGTTTTCTTCACTTCCTTCCCAAGTATCTATGCAGTCAAATTTAATTTGTTTTTTTGAATTAAAAATTTCAACACCTATATATGCAGCTGACTTACCTTTCCAAGAACCAACTTCAACAAAATGGTAACCATCTTTTGCTTGATCCACGGCACTTTTATAAAAACTTGGGAAGGTAAACCACCCTTGAATAGTATGATGATAATGATCCATTTTTACAATTTAATTAATATTTTAAAGAGGCTTATCAACTTTGTTTTAATAAATGTTTATATTTTGTAGAGTTATTTTTAATAAAATCCGGTAATAAAGAGTTATCTACAACTCTTTCAAAACCGCTTCTGGAAAGAAGATCTTTCTCGTTAAGTAGGTTATATTCGATTTTTTGAAGTGTAGCGGTATTATTAAATTCTTGATGAGCATATGATTGTATTTTTTTAATCGCGGCTTGGGCATTATTTCCAACACAAAATGAAAAATGCCATCCGCCTTCTGGTATATTTTCAAATCTGTCTTTATTGTCCCTAAAGTATTGCAAGTTGTAGTTATGCTCTATTAATATTTTTTTGTTAATAACAACAGCACCGTTATTATATCTTTGAGTTGGATTTTTTACTACTGTATTTAAATATCCATAAAATAAATTTGTTGTTAGAGTGCATGGTATTTTATTATCTGTAATAATGTTACGTAATGTTTTTGGGTTCGGAATTTCATCTAAGTCTGACATAAGACATACATCCTGTTCTGTTAAGTCATTTAATCCACCTACTAGTGCATTTCGTTGTAGGTTTTCGTTATAGTGTGGGCACATAGGGGACCACGGTTTAAAGTATTCTTTGCCGAACTGTAGATAGCGTATTTTTTTACCAAATTGTTTAAATCTGTCTTTGTATTTTGGTAAAATATATCCTTTCGGTTCATTAGCGTGGGTATACTCAGCTTCACAAATAACAAAATAGTCTACAACGTCGTTTAAAATGTTTAAACGTATTTCGAGCAAATCAAGTTCGTTAAAAAACGAAAAACAGTCAAACACCTTCATTATTAAAAGCTATTTAAAATATTATACATATAAATTCTACTAAGCTCAAAATTTCTTAACTTTCTATATGCAATCTGTATGGTTTTATTATCAGTCTTAAGAGCTATTTCGTATGCTTGCTCAACAGTATAAAAATCGGAATATATAAACATAAAATCTGGAAGATCAGAAAAACCTATAATTTCTTTATTTGCTTTGGAAATATAAACTGGTACACCGGTATCAAGGGCTTTACAAACTGAATTACAATTAGTGCCCCAATTTTTTTCATGACACAAAAGGGCAGTTTGAGACAATATTTCCCAGTCGTTAACTATACCATCAGGTGCATCGCCAGCACCAGCTATTATAACATTATAGTCTTGTTTAAGAGATAGTAGTTTACTTGTTGTGGGTATTTGTCGAAAATCACTTATTAATTGTGTAATGTATTTCTTATCTTTTAAGTTACCGTTTTGTGGCACAAAATACTGAAGATATTTTGCATTATAACTTTCAGCATTTTGTACACTTGTAATCTTTAGAAATTTACTTGGGTTATTAATTTGTTTTAAGTATGGTTGTATTACAGCTCCCCAGACGAGTCGATTTTTATTTAATTTTTGAGCTATATAAGGATCTATTGTAAAATAGTAATCAAAGTTATCTAAACTATCTGTAAATTTAACACCCTTCATTTCCGGAAACAATTCATCAACCGAAAAAAGATTAGATATTAATTGAAATTTATTTTCAGGGCCTATTGTAGAAGAAAAATTTGCTCCTGCAGCAAGAGTTGCTTTTTCAGTTGCAAAATAGCACTCAATATTCATTGAGGTTAGGTTTTTCCAGATATGGTATGCATAGTCTGGATGGTGATTAAAAATTAAAACTTTCATTTTTTAAATAATTTTTTTGCTAACTTAATAGGTTCGGCATCTTCTTTTTGTTCTAATAAACTAAACAATTGTTGTTTATAGTGGTGTCCACCATGAAAACCAAAATGAGCATCTATAGTTATATTTTTTTCGTTTAAATCTATCGGGCATTCAAAAGAAAATCTTTTGGCTGTTTTTACGTCTGCAAATTTTATACCTTTTTCTTTTAACTCTTTTCTTTTTAAGATACAAAAAAAGTTATCTTCAGGGACAAATTCTGGATTAGGATATGGTAATTTAGAAGCCTCTTCTAATATTTTTTTTGTTCGTAAGGAAAAACCACCATTACCAACAATAATAGGTGTTTGATTAATATCAACCCCCATACCACATGTATGCATACCGCGATGAGATAATAATAAATCCCAGGGTGCACCTATATAATCAAAGTTTAAAAAATCATCAGTCCACATTAATGGGTTTGTTACAAAACCATCTGGTTGAACTAACAAGACATGACTTGTGTTAATGTATTTGTAAAGTTGTTGAGCACAAAATAAACTATACTCACCAAGACTACTAATTTTTGGTATAATAACTGTATTAATTCTAGAGTGTTTAGTATCGCTCAGCAATAAAGTTTCTCCGAAATTAATATACCGAGAGCTGTACTCTATTGCAAGCGCGCTTTTTTCAGGGTCTCGAGTATTAATAGAGACAATAGTAACATCTTTAAGATTTAACATATTGATTCAACTGTGTAAGAATTTCTGAATAATCGGGCATTCGGTAAAATATTAAATTTTTTGTCTTTTTGAAATTAACACTTTTTCCAAGTACGTCTGGGCGACGACCATTTGCATAAATGGGCATAAAATGAGCACCTTCCATGTCTAATATGACATTAACTAGACCTGTTTTTGCACAAATTTGAGTTAAATTAGCTGTACCGGTTTGATTTTGTATAGCAAATAAACAATTTTCTGAATTTAGTAACGAGCACCAATCCTGTAAATTTACAATATGTATATCCCTTAACTGCTTAAACACATCATTATGAAAACCTGTAATATATATTGGTAGTTTATATTCTTGTTGTAATTTCTCAACAAGACCTAAACTATAATCATCAGGCATATTGAGCTGTTCTCGATGTTTTCTAATACGTCTGTTTAAACAAATAAATTTTGTTTTAGGTACTATTGAGGTGTTAAAATCTAAATTAGTTATTAAATCAAAGTCTTCATCAAAATATCGATACTTTGGTTTTGAATTAACAAAATACAATTCTTGGAAATCTTTTGTTTCTTGAAAAATAGTTTCTAAAAAATATTCAATAGAGTCGTATTGCTCAACAACTTGCTGTTTTCGTATTTTTTCAAACTCTTTCCAATTAATTGTTTTAATCTGTTTACTATATAAAAATTCTCTACCTGTACATGTAACGACAATATCCTCATTACAATTCAGTTTTTTAAGATTAATAAAACGTTTAGCCAGTAAATGTGTTGATATAACTTCCCAACCTAATTCATAATAGTTCTCGAGGGGACCGGTTTGTAGATCCCGGTCACTATGTACTTCTCTTCCTGCTATAAAATATTTCATATAAAGACTTTTAATGTATCAACGTTTACACAATTACTGTAAGAAAATTTACAATTTTCATCTAGATAATACAAAACTTTTTTATTTTCAAAATTATTTTTATTCATTACTGAAAACCATGGCCCTGTATTAATGCCGATAATTTTTTGTGTAAAAATCGATAGTTGTCCTATTTTATAAACTGATAAATTAAAATCCAGAGTACAAGGTATATTTTTAACTGGTTTGGTAGTGATGATTTTTTTATGTTTAAATTTCTCTATAAATTCATTTTCATGAATGTTTTTAGATAGTTGATTGCTTAACGGTGTTGAGTTTATTAAAAGTATGTCCCACTCTTTATTGGTGGGGTTTAGTGCATTAATATAAGGGAGTAAATCCTCAATCTTTTTAAATGGACACTCAATTTGTAAACCCTTACAAAGTTTGATATAAGATGATAAGCGTAATTCACATAAATTAAAAGGTATAAACGGTATTCCAAATTGACCTACCCAACCGCGAAAACTGTTTGAAGGTGCATTATCATAAGGTTTTACAATAATCTTATTATTATCTTCTATAAAATCTTTTACTTGTTCAATATGTTTATCTAAAACATAATAATAAAAAACAAACTCTGGATATTTTTTTAAAACTTCATTTAAAAAATGAGTGTGTAAAAGACAGTCTCCTAAATGAGTTTCACTTTGGGTATGAAAAGTTTTACTCATATTTCTTTTTAATTTGTTTAATGATGTTTATAGTTTCTTCTTTTGAAGCTGTAGTCGCGTGAGGGTTACGAACATCGAATCCAAACTTTTTAGCAAAATGATCTGCAGCTTTGTGAAAATTTTCGATCCATTTTTGATCTCTACGAATTTCACTACCTGAGTGAGCACTATCAATTTCTTCAATATATTTGTTACTATCTGCAATATCTGCAAACCAACGAAATGGTGGATGCATACCAGCTTTAATAATAGCGGCTGTATGATCGACATGCTCCATTGCGTTGTAATAGAACTCATCCATAAGGCCTACCTCTTCAATACTTCTTTTTGTATACATTGAAAATGCGCCATAAACATTTGGATATAAGCAAACCGATATTTCAGGTGAATAATCTAACTTTAAACGAATAGCAGGTGTGCCATCAGGTTTATAGTTATCTAAACCATGAAAAGCGAAATTAAAATGTTGAATGCCTGATAATTTTGATGCTTGTATATATTTTTCAAAAACTGTTTTATCTTTTATAACAATATCATCTTCTAAAAGAAAAATATAATCACAATTTTTAAGTATTCTTAATGCTTGGTTTTTAGCTTTCCCGACACCTTGTTTTGATGGATTATTATTATGAACTTTTATTTTACCACCGTCTAACTGCTTTTCACCATCATTGACAATGATGAGTTCATTGATAGAAATACAATCAAGAGACTTGACTAGTTTTTTAAGATAATCAGGTCTATCACATGTTACAATACCAACTCCAATTTTAGTGCTCATTTACCGTTTGTGAAAATCTGTAAAGCTCTATACATTTATCGAGAATATCTTTTTTAGGCACGGGTGTATCTAGTAAGTTTACAAATTCATGTAAAGCAGTATCGATATCAATGGACACTTCGTTAAGTTCAGTAGCCGATAACTGTACAGCTTCAAAAATATTAAAATCTGTTCTAATATGTTTTGGTTGATACTGATTAAACTTATGAAGCATCACATTTAAAATTTGCTCATTTACGTTTCTATCAACACAAAGACTAATGAAGTTGTTTTGTAACTCATCAGAAATATTTTCTAAGGCTATTTTACCATCAAGCAATTCAGAAATTTTAATTTTTTTATGCTTTGGTGTTGCATGATTTTCTACAAGCTCAAGTGACAGATCATCAGTATCTAAAATAGTGAATCCTTTTGTTTGTTCTCTATCACCAAAGTCAAGTTCGTAAGGAGACCCAAGATAGATAATAGATTTACCGTTTGTATACTTTCTATGATCTCTGCAATGGAAGTGTCCTGTAATAACAAGCTTAGATTTGTCAAGTAGCGTTTCACTCTCAAACCCATGGTCACAAACCTTATGAGTATTCATTTTAAAGTTAAGGATTTCAAAATGACCAACTATTACGTCACAAAGAGGAATTTCTTCGAGAGGAGTACCCCAAGGGCAAAATGCAAACTTTTTACCGTTAATGTTATTAATAGCTAATTCTTGATAAACAGTGACGTTTTTATAGCCGTTAAGAATTGAAATTGAATTAACGTCGGATTTATCTTTATAATAACAATCATGGTTACCAGTTATAGCAACAATATTATAGTTAGAAAGAATATCAAAAAATTTACGTGCACAGTGAATTGTATTAACACCTATTTCGTGACGATTATGAAAAATATCCCCAGCAATAATGATATCTTTGATGTCTCTAAGTTTGAGCTCTCTATCGAGCCATTGTGCGAAATTTAAAGCAATATCATGCCAGGTGTGCGCATTTTGATGAACACCAAGATGAATATCTGAGATACAAGCTACTTTGTTTGAATTAAACTGCATTACTGATTTTCGGGACGATAAGAATCGTCATACTCCGTATCAAATTTAGAATTTTTCTGAAAAGGTATTTGACCAGACTCTGTAAGAAGAGAGTATACTTCATTTTGATAGCGATGAATAGTGTCATGTTCTTTCTTTTCTTTCTTAATACGGTTTTGGAAAGCTCGATATGCAACTTTTGTAAAATATGAGAAAGGGTTATAACCTGACTTACATTTAAAACGCTTACGCGTCAAAGCTGTAATCATTTTAATAATAGCATCTCCAATCATTTCTTCTTTATAAGAATAATTGATAAAGTTTTGAGCATAACCAAGTCGTGTAGCAATTTTTTGAATCATATCTGCTAAATCAGATGGAATATCTTTTCCGCCCTTATCATAATATTCAATAATAAGGTTTTCCATCTGAATAGGATCAACGTAGTTTGGTTTTAATTCTTCTTTAGTTCGACGAACACGTTTCTTTTTTATCTTAATATCTGAATCCCATAGGGAGGCAAAATCATCTTCAGCGTTAGGGTCATTTTTAAAATCTTCGTCTTTAATTTTTCTTTTACGAGGAAACGGCATAATAGGTAAGTATAGGTTAAACCGACAATAAATCAACTTTCGTATAACTCTGTAATTGAATATGGTATTTGTTCTCTATCATAAAGTGCTAATCTCTCTACAACATGTTTATTTCCATACCGAAGATTGTCCCAAATATCAAAGATAGTGGCTCGTTTTTTACTAGCATGTTTTCTTAAACTTCTACCGATAGACTGAATAATTTTAATACGAGCTTTTCCAATAGCGGCAAAAATAATATTGTGGAGGTTTTTAATATTAATACCTGTTGAAAAAATCTTGGAAATAGCAATACAAGCTACATTATCGTGCTCTTCCATAAGTTTACGGATCATTTCTCGTTCTTCAATTTCTATAGCACCATGAACAAAATGAACCTG